TAGGTCTTAGCGTTTAAAGAAGCGTTGGATCAAAGTGAAGGCAGCTTGGCGTGGGAATGTTTCGCCATGCTCGGCCATGATGCGGCGTTTGTTCAAGATGTAATCTATATCGCGTGGGTCCATGTTGCTGCGCATGTAACCTAGGGCAGCGTCAAACTTGGCGTCAGGCCATTTGGCGATAATGTCTAGGGCGGTTTGGAATACTGTTTGCATGTTGTTACCTCATTAGGTTGGTTGGTGGTCGGGGCGACTTGCACCGCCCCGTGGTGTTTAGCCTATTGTCTTGGCAAGGTTTGCCAATCCGGTTGTCAGATCGTCCAGATCAATGGTGCAATTAAATCCCTCTGATTTCTGGATGCGCTTGATTGCATCGTTAAGCAATTCGCGCACCTTGGCTTCTGGCGATACCGTTCTCGCATCTGGTCCAGTCTTACCTGACTCTACCTCAGCCGCTATATCTTCGCGGCGTTTCAGTTGGGTCTTGATATCCCCGATTACCGCGTTCGCTTGACGCATCCAGTAAGAGCGTGGTTGTCCGTTTACCGTCTTGTCACCTGCTGCCTTAGCGCTCAGTTCCATCATGGCTTGTGCTGGTTTTGGGAAGCCGGAGTTGATCGTTGTTTTTAAGAACGTCCAGCTTTCGTCGCTCGCCTCGCTACCGTCTGATTTCGGGCTGATGCAATGTGCTGAGGTCCAGCCTGCACTGCGCAATATGTCGGTCCGCTTAGTCCGCGCCATGTCAGTTTTCACTGTGGTGCTCGCCCAATCGCGAATAGATGTTTCGATTTCTGTGTTGATTGTAATAGAAGTTGTCATGGTTTGTCCTTTCAAGAACGTATCATTCGGTGCATGATTGCCCGTTTGATGTAACCAGTATACATGTTTTGGTGTGTTGTGTCCCATTATCAGACGCGTGGCGTGGTTTATAGTAGTGAATCACTACTTTTTGGCGTATATGGTACCCCACCTACCCCCTACACCCCTCCATGGGCCCTGTGTGGCGCAGCTCTTATAATACTATTCCGCGCAAATATTTTACGTTTCAGCAAATTCATAGCCCGCCTAACGAAACTCGTCACGGGTATCTAAAATTACAAAAACGGATTTAAATGCCGATTAGAATCCGGCCCCCCTACCCAACAAAAAAGCTGATACCCGCGACCCCACCCCCCGTATATGAGACACGTTGCGAAACGCCCCGATTGAAAACGCCCAAAAAATTTTGTACAGTCCCACAAACGAAGGGGAAAACGATGGCTATACACATAGAACCGGAGATGGGGGTGCCTATGGGTGCTCCGCCGGACATGAAAGACCTGACTACCAAGACTGCTGCAGCTGCAAAGACTGTAGAACACTTGCATGCCAATGGCTTAGAGGTCAAAGTGACCAGCGACGACAAGGATACAGCAGCCGCATTAGCTGTGTCGTACGCCGGAAACCCTATAAAGTCGTCTAAGATTGCGACGAGTAAGCGTGTGGCGCAGTTAACGCCGGCTACCCTGCTGTTAACCGACAGAATCCTCAAGGATTTCGGTCATTCCGTGGTAAAAAGTGCAACGCAAGTGCGCCATTTGGTGACAAACAAGCTCATCGAGGAGACAGAGAACCCCGACCCGCGCATTAGAATCCGTGCGCTGGAGCTGCTGGGTAAAATCAGCGACGTTGGGCTGTTCGCAGAGAAGTCCGAGGTAACAATAACGCACCAGACGTCAGATGACTTAAAGGATAAGCTGCGGGAGAAGCTATCTAGACTGGTGAATCCAGAGGAAGTCGAGGATGCCGTGATGGTGGACGGCGAATATATCGACGTAGACGCGGAGCTAGGGCTCGATGGTTAACCTAGCGCACATAGCGAAGGACATGGACTTCTCGCCTGCGGACATGAAGCATATCTTGGACAATCTGGACTCGTTCAGTGCCGAGGAGCTCGCCGAAATCGACACTATAGTGGGTGAATTGACATCCCGAGAGGGTAACAAGGCTGCGAACGACGACCTCATCGAGTTCTGTAAGCGGATGCAGCCCGACTATAAGGTTGGGAGACATCACAGGATACTGGCTAACATGCTGATGGCCGTGGAGCGCGGGCCCAACGCCGAGGACGGCAAGGACAGGGTGTGCGTGAACATCCCACCACGGCACGGGAAATCGCAGCTGGTGTCTATCTTCTACCCTGCGTGGTTCTTAGGGAGAAACCCTGACAAGAAGGTTATGATGGTGTCACACACCACAGACCTCGCGGTAGACTTTGGTCGTAAAGTACGTAACATAATTGCGTCAGCCGAGTTCCGGGCTATATTTCCCGAGGTCGCACTGGCACAAGACAGCAAGTCTGCCGGGCGGTGGAACACAAACTACGGGGGAGAGTACTTTGCGTGTGGTATTGGTTCTGCGCTTGCGGGACGTGGTGCTGACCTTCTCCTTGTTGACGACCCCCACTCAGAGCAAGACGTCATTAACGGGAACTTCGCGGTCTTCGACAAAGCCTACGAGTGGTTCACCTTCGGGGCGCGTACCCGACTAATGCCCGGGGGTCGTGTGGCCATCGTGCAGACTAGATGGCATATGGACGATCTTAGTGGGCGTGTTATTACCGACATGGCCAAGAACGATATGTCTGACCAGTACGAGGTAGTCGAGTTCCCCGCGATTCTGGATTCAGAGGACGAGGACGGTAAACCCATACAGAAACCTCTGTGGCCTGAGTTCTTTGACTTGCAGGCACTGCTCCGCACAAAAGCCTCGATGCCTGCGTTCCAGTGGAACTCGCAGTACCAACAGCAGCCCACCTCAGAAGAGGCGTCAATAGTTAAGCGGGAGTGGTGGAACATCTGGCCACACGACAACGTGCCGCCGGTGGAGTACATAATTATGTCACTCGATGCCGCTGCAGAGAAACACAACAGGGCCGATTACACTGCACTTACAGCGTGGGGCGTGTTCCTCAACGAGGAGACAGGTGCGCACAACATCATGCTGCTCGACTCCATCAAGGAACGGTTGGAATTTCCTGAGTTAAAACAACTAGCTATGGACGAGTACAACAGGTGGGAGCCTGACGCGTTCATCGTGGAGAAGAAAAGCTCCGGTGTGGCTCTGTACCAAGAGATGCGGCGCATGGGCTTGCCAGTATCGGAGTATACCCCGCACCGTGGGACTGGCGACAAGATGGCCCGCCTCAACTCCGTGTCAGATATCATATCCTCGGGCATGGTCTGGGTACCGGCGACCCGCTGGGCAGACGAGCTGGTGGAAGAAGTAGCTGGGTTTCCGTTCATGTCGAACGATGACTTGGTCGATAGTACTGTCATGGCACTGCTTAGATTCCGTCAAGGGGGATTCATACGGCTACCAACCGACATGGAAGAAGATAACTCGTATTTACGTCGGAAAGCGGCGTATTATTGACGGGATGACACGGATACAACTTTACAGTATACCCCACATAGGACGTTGGTAGCGTCCGTGGGGGCATGGCACGGCGACCTCCCTTCGTTAGTCGTGTCCTCACTTTACGCAGGGTATTTCTATTTTGGCACTATATCTGCTATAGTGCGTCCAAACGCTCAGAATGAGGCATACAATGGCAGTCGAAAAACCTATGGAACCTAGTGATATCCTTACTATGGGGGCAGACGGGGCAGAACCCGAGCTAGATATTGAAATAGAAGTGCCGGAAGAGCTAGACGCGCTTGAAGTTATTATGGACGATGGGTCCGTTGTAGTCGAGTTCGGTCAAGGTACTGATATACAAGAAGAAATTGCCCACGATGATAACCTCGCCGAGCATATAGAAGACGGCGAACTAGAGTCTATTGCCAGTGACTTGATCGACCACTTCTCATCTGATCGCGAATCCCGTAGTGAATGGGCCAACGCCTACATTAAGGGCATGGATTTGCTCGGTATGAAGGTAGAAGAGCGTACAGAACCGTGGAATGGTGCGTCTGGGGTCTATCACCCTATGATGACCGAAGCAGTAATTAAGTTCCAAGCGCAAGCTATGGGCGAGCTACTCCCTGCATCTGGTCCGGTCCGCAGTAAGATCATGGGCAAGCTGACACCCGAGAAGTTTGAGCAGGCTCAACGCGTAGAAACCGAGTTGAACTACCTCATCACAGAGAAAATGCCTGATTATCGCGACGAAATGGAGCAAATGCTGTTCAAACTGCCGATGGCAGGCTCCGCGTTCAAGAAAATCTACTTCGATCCCATTACTGAGCGCCCTGTATCGCAGTTTGTACCTGCAGAAGACCTAGTTGTGTCCTACGGGGCGTCTAATCTCCGGACTGCACCACGGTTTACACACGTAATGAAGCGGACACCGGAGGAAATCCTCAAGCTGCAGGTTAACGGGTTCTACCGTGACGTGGAGCTACCGACAGCTACCAAAGAAATTACGGACATTGAGGAAAAGTACAACGAGCTAGAAGGCTCCGAACCTACGTTTTCCGATGACCCTCGCCATACACTGCTAGAAATGCACGTTGACTTAGACTTACCCGAGCCATTTGATGACGTCGATGGGGTTGCACTGCCTTACGTGGTTACAATCGACAAGTCCTCCAGCATCATCTTGTCTATCCGCCGCAACTGGTACGAGGAAGACATGAAGCGCGAGAAGCGTATGCACGTTGTCCACTTCCCCTACCTTCCCGGTATGGGCTTCTACGGCACGGGTCTTATCCACACATTAGGTGGTTTGACTAAGTCTGCTACTTCTATCATGCGCCAACTCGTAGACGCAGGCACCCTATCTAACCTACCAGCAGGCTTTAAGGCCCGTGGCATGCGTATTACTGGGGATAACACCCCGATCATGCCGGGTGAGTTCCGAGACGTAGACGTGCCCGCTGGGACGATCAAAGACTCGATTGTGCCACTACCCTACAAAGAACCTTCTAGCGTCCTCTACAGCCTCTTAGGTAACGTCGTAGAAGAGGGTAGACGCATTGGTGCAGTAGGTGACATCCAAGTGGGTGACATCAACGGTCAAGCCCCCGTAGGGACGACTCTGGCGCTCATGGAACGCTCCATGCAGGTTATGTCGGGTATCCAAGCCCGCCTACACGCGGCTATGAAGCAGGAGCTACGCATCTTGGCACGAATCGTGCATGATTACATGCCCGCAGAGTACGCCTACGAGATGGACGAGCCAGCCGACCGTATTAGTGACTTCGATGGTCGTGTGGATGTAATCCCTGTTTCAGACCCCAACGCAGCTACAATGGCACAGCGCATTATGCAGTACCAAGCGGCGCTTCAGCTGTCTCAGCAAGCACCTCAGATGTACGACATGGGCAAACTACACCGGCAGATGCTCGAAGTTCTAGGTATCCAAGATGCAGAGGATATCATCAAACTGCCAGAGGATATCAAACCTGCTGACCCAGTGACGGAAAACATGATGATTCTGAAGCAAGAGCCCGTCAAGGCGTTCGCGTATCAGGACCACGAAGCGCACATACAAACACATATGCTCGCGATGCAAGACCCCAAAATCCAGCAGATCGTGGGTCAATCGCCGTTTGCAAGCGCAATTCAGGCCGCGATGATGTCCCACATTACAGAGCACGTAGCTCTGCAGTACCGCGTCGAGATACAGAAACAGCTTGGTGTAGAACTGCCAGACCCAGAAGCACCGCTGCCAGAAGAGCTCGAATTGCAAGTCTCACGCCTAGCCTCACAGGCTGCAGACAAGCTGTTCCAGAAGAACCAAGCCGAAGCGTCCGCAGAACAAGCCGCTGCGCAACAAGCTGATCCGCTAACTCAAATCCAACAGCGTGAGCTGATGATTAAAGAGAAAGAGTTGGCGCACAAGATCGAGATGGACAAACTAAAGGCCGAGGTTGACGCTGCTACTAAAGTAGAGAACGCCCGCATACAGCAAGCGCGTATTGACTCTGAAGAACAGAAAGAGGCAGCGCGCATCGGGATCAAGGTTGCCGAGCTCGAAACAGAACAGAAAGAGGCAGCGGTCCGCTTGGTTCTAGACGTCGCAGAGAAAGTAGACTTCGATGGCTGATAGTATCTTCCACACTGTTCTTACTCGGCTCGAGGAGAGTCGTACTTCTATCGCCGAGCACCTCGCAGAGGGCGGTGCCAAAGACCAAGAAACATATTGGAAGCTTGTCGGAAAGTACGAGGCGCTTAGTATCATACGTAACGACGTAAAAGAGCTCGAAAAAAGATACATTGATGATTAAGAATCATACGTGTAGTTATTCTGATAACGTGGGATAGTCCGCGCAAAGGGCGCTGTGAGCCTTTAATCACTGCAGGAGACCAAGATGTACGCTACCAACTTTTTAGACGATGAACAACTAATGGCGAAATTGCCAGAGCCCAAGGGCTACAAGATTCTAATCGCAATCCCGGAACTCGAAGGCAAGACAGAGGGCGGTGTTTTCATGCCGGACTCGTTAAAGTCTATGGAGGAAACCGCATCCATCATTGGATACGTTATTAGTGTGGGTGCAGAAGCCTATACGGATAAAGAACGGTTCCCTAATGGCCCATGGTGCGACGAGGGTGACTTTGTCATCTTCCGCTCATACTCAGGCACGCGCTTCAAAATAAGCGGTAAAGAGTTTCGTGTCATCAATGATGATACAGTAGAAGCTGTAGTTGAAGACCCACGGGGGTATACTCGCGCATGATAGATAGTAACATTATAGTCGAGAACGAAGAACTCGAAACAAACGCCGTTGAAGTAGATGTATCCGACGACGGTGATTTTGAAGTGGAGATCGAAGACGATACTCCTGACCGAGACAAGGGCCGCCCACGCCGCGCTGCGGATGTTGAAGCGGATATCCCGGAAGACGAAGACCTCGAAAAGCACAGTGAATCGGTACAGAAACGTATCAAGAAGCTAAAGTTCGAGTTCCATGAAGAACGTCGCCGTAAGGAAGAAGCCGAACGCGAACGTGAAGCCGCTGTCCAGTATGCGGGTGCGCAGAAGAAAGACGCCGACCGCCTACGTCAGAACCTCTCTGAAGGTGAGGGTGTATTGGTTAACGAGGCTAAAGCACGTGTAGCATCGGAACTTACAAGCGCAAAGCGGGCGTATAAAGAGGCGTACGAGGCCGGTGACGCTGACGCCGTCGTCGAAGCCCAGATGGCGCTGTCCAAGCTCCAGCTCGAAGAAGACCGGGTGCAAAACTGGAGACCTGCCAAGCGCCTCATAGAGCAGGAAGATACAAACCTTGGAATCCCTCCCTCCCAAGAAGCACCTAGAGTGCCTAAGCCTGATATAAGGGCACAAAAATGGGTTGCGGAGAACAAATGGTTTGAAGACGACAACGCCATGCGACGCTACGCTATACTCGTACACGAAGAACTACTGGAGTCTGGCGTTGATTCTAC